ATCCAGTGAAAATTACCATCCTCATCTTTTTCCCAGTACGCCACCGCTTTGCGCCAGTTAGTCTTTATTAGATAGTGAGTATGCCGTTTTGGTTTAGTACCACCGTTATTTATAATCCAGCTAATCGTTTGTTTTTTCATTTCCAAGTCACTCCTTAGCGACATTATTTAGTTTTAACCGGCTTAGCCTTCTTACCATTCCGGCTTTGAAAGTCAGGAGGCAAGCTTGCGCTTTCGTTATTATTTAGCGTTTTAATCTTTCCGCCGTTCTTAAAAAATTCTTTAGTCTGTTTGGCAATCAGGCTACTTTCTTCTTTCTTGATTCGCATGATGCGCCCGTGTGACATTGCTTCGCCTGGCTTTAGTACGTTCATAACTCTGTCTCCATTCTCAAAAGTATTAAAACCGCTTTTACAAGGCTTGAATCAATCGCTTCTAGGCCGTTTCTTGATACTAGCCATTTGCCAGTAGATATATCTTTGTATGAGTTTATTTTCATAGTGCTTGCTTCCTTAGTAGTTGTGGTAATTCAGACTCAACACAGCCCAAAACATCATAGTAAATATTAGGCATCTCAGAATCTAATTCTTCCAACGCTTCAACAAACGAAGCAGCAACAATGGATTTATGCAGTACAGTATTTTTATATGAATATGTAATTTTATAAATCTTCATGTTGCTGTCCGTTGCTTTAGTTGGTAGCTAAATATTAGTATTTTATTACTTAACTATCAAGCGTTTTTTGTTAATTGTTTTAGATTGTTTTTAAGCTGCTTGTATCTCTGCTCAGATCGTTCGAGTCTAAGCGTTAGTTCTGCGTTTAGTTTGATCATTTTTCTTTCGCGTTGGCTTAGGTCGTCAATCTTTGTTACTAGCTGCTCTCTGGTTAGTTGGGTTGTTTGCATTTTCTAGCGTCTCTAATCTGCAGAAACTTACCGTAAGCCTCACTTTTAGGCTGAGTAAATCCAAGTCCTTTACACCAGTAGTCATTTCTTAATAAAACTCTACACATCCGACGCCATGAAGGAGCGAAACATTTATTCTCAAGCTCTATCGGTGCTTCTTGTGGTATTTCGTAATAACCTCTATCTCTCCACCCGTGCATGAACTTCTTAAACCTGAACATATAATGATCTCTCGTTGCGTCAGGCATTGTAGAAAGAAGAAGATTGCAAAAGCTCTCCCATGTATGACCTTCTGGCTTTGTTACTTTGTGCGAGCCTGAAATGTTGCCTCTTTCTTGGACATACAGTGAGCCGCTGTTGACGCCGTTCACCCTTGCGATAAGCTTGTACCATGTATCAGGCTCAAGAATATGGTAAAGCCATAAGCCTTTCTTTTGATCGTCACCATACGGTTGACATAATCGCTGCTGGCTTATCTTCACTCCAGCCATTGTCATTTTGTCGTAAACTTCATTGTGACACTTGTCTTTAAACTTAGAGTGATAAGTCCATATATCTTCAGTTCTCCAGTCATATATTGGATATATATTGTAAAGACCGTTAGAAACCTTCGTCGTCCATTTCCAGTCATTAAGCATCAAGCCATCTTTTCGAGATGTGATCGCCTTATAACGATGTAACGATTCGTCGCTTCGTATTCCTATGAATGCGCCTGTTTTTTTACCTTGCGAATACCACTGGCCAAATATAACCATTAATTCTTCAAATTCCATTTTTGGCACGTAGAAATCATATTGAGATAGATCGCTAGCAAGCTTTGGCATAGGCCTGACCCAATCAGCTTCTTTTTCTTTATCCCAACACACCCAACGCGGCTCATAGTTGCTTACTGCATTTCTTAGCATTAGTTCGCCGCAAAACCAATGAAGATCTATATTGTCCTTATATAGCTCAACCATTTCTTCAATATGCTTTATGGTGTCAGAGTATTGCGCTTCTAAGTCAATGATAAGAAGGCCGACCGTAACACCTCTTTTCTTTGCTTCGTCTAACACAAGATGCGTCATTACAGTGCTATCTTTACCGCCAGAAAAAGATATATATATCCTATCGAACTCATCGAACGACTTCGATATTCTTTCTCTTGACGCTTCTAAAACGTTCTTACTTTGATAAACTTTAGCTGACATATACTTCCCCTTAATATATCGATACTTGTCGGCCAGTTGACATGGCTTCATCTAATGAAACCTCTTCTCTGTTATTATTTAACAGCCAGATGTTTAGATATTTGAGAGCCATATTATTTGCAGCGTCTTGCTGATCTTTAGAAAGCAAGTAAAAACCACCAGATGACTTTGAAGGTATTTTGTATTTTTTCGCGAGCGACGCTTGCCCTAGCCATGCGATTCTATTCATAGCCTTGTTTGTTAGATTGTGCTCGCACGAATACTTCCATTCCGAGATTACTTCTTTTAAAACTTCCTCAAATAAATCTAAATCAGATAAAAAGGTTGCGTACATTTTCTCGCACTCATCTTTAGATAGTGTTTCGTGTTTAGTTCCGTGAAAATTGCTAGGCTCACACTCCCAGTTTTGAAAAAGATGAAAGATTCTATCAGGATCACTTGTGTTTGCCGTTTTCCCCTTCGCTTCTCCGTCGTCGTCAAAATCGTGAGTTAATGGTTTAAATTCATTGTGTGCAGAATCTTCCGCTTCCCAGCTTTTAGAAAAATCCCTATCGTCAAATAGTGTTTCTAAACCTGTTATCTGGCAAAGCCTTAAAACCTCATCTTCATCCATGCCAAGTTCCTTGGCTATTCTTGCGTTCTTCCAGTTTCTATTTTTAAGCTCTGTTACAATATCAGACATGGCAGTGACGTTATGCTTTCCTCTTGCTCTGTTGTGGCGGATAGTAGAGGCCATGCGATCACTTCTTGATGTGCATGTTTCGTTAACTGTAACAACAGGTAGAAAGCCGCTTACTCGCCCCTTTATTTCTGGAACTTCTTTACATACTCTTGTTCTATGGAACCCATCAATAACTTCACGAAGTCCTGACTTTTCGTTATTCCATGTGACTACTGGCTGAGTGTAGCCATCCTTGCTTATTGAGTGGCGCAATAGTTCCATTTCTGGCGGCGCTACGCTGTTTGGGTTGTAGTCATTAGCGTGAACACCATCAACATAAACCCATCTTATAAAATCAACAGGCTCATCTTTGAACGGGCTTATTGCATGAATGCTTTCTCTTATATTGTTAACAGCGTCAACCCTTTCAGATACCGTTAACATTTCAAATTCTTTAGTTAGCTCTTCGTTTATTAAAGCAATTATTTCTTTGTAAATCATACTCTCTTCACCCTTTATTATTAAATTAGGAAACCGATTATTAGTTATTTATTATTAAAAGTAAATAGTTTTTTGTTAAAATAGTTCATCTCTGTGCACTCACTAGCGGTTTTTGATCTGGCTTTAGCGGATTATCAATCACATGCGTCAACGGGTGATCTACGCATAGTTTTTTATTCTGGCTGTCAAGTATGGTCAACGGCGAACCACACACAGGACACATCTGCATCTGGCTATTTTTGCATGTTGGGCATGTGGTCATAGTTTACGCTCTCTTTAGTGATTGTATTAAACTGCTTTGTGTAGCGTCTTTGTCGCTTAAAACTGTCAATACGCGCTCGTCAATAGTATCTTTGCAAACAATGTGCACAACCCTTACAGGCTTTGCTTGTCCCTGTCTATGTAATCTGGCATTAAACTGTTGATACAACTCCAAAGACCAATTCAGACCAAACCATATGGCAACATTTCCACCGCTTTGTATATTGAGACCATGTGCACAACTTGCAGGATGAGCAAGCAATAATTCAATACCACCGGCGTTCCAGGTGTCTATAGTCTCTTGGTTCTTATCTAAAACCTTAGCATTTTTAAAGCGTTTTTGTAGTCGCTCTAAATCACTTTTGTAGTTGTATGCTACAAGTATATTTTCACCCTCGTTGGCTTCAATTAGTTCTTGCAACGCGTCAAGTTTTAACGTGTGCAACTCTTCATAATTTTTAAGCTCGTCGGTGTACATACAACCATTAGCAAACTGTAAAAGCTTGTTTGCTAAAGAAGCCGCGTTCAACGCTTCAACGCCTTCCTGATTTTCAAACTCTATAAACATTTCCTTTTCAAAATCTTTATACTTGTTTAAAACCTTAGTTGGTAATTCTAAACTTTCAATAATATCTATACGCTCAGGTAATTCAAGGTAATCGTTAGCGGTCATACTCAAACATTTATCAGATATTAAACCCTGTATCTTTTCAGCGGATCCGGTTTTAAGTTGCCACGAATAACCCATATAGTCAGATTCAAAAAACCGTTGTTTATAGTTGGTCATCGTGCGGCCTAACCGTTGACCGAAATCAATAAGGTAAAGTTGCGGCCACAAATCAAGTAAGCCGTTTGGGCTAGGTGTACCAGTCAGTAACAACATATAATTAGTTAATGGTGCTACTTTCTTCAACGCTTTAAAGCGTTGAGAACTAGCGTTTTTAAAACTACTAGACTCGTCAATAATCACGCAATCAAACGGCCATTTCTTACCGTAAAAATCAACTAGCCATTTAACATTCTCGCGGTTAATCGTGTAAATGTCGGCTGTTGTTTGTAGCGCTGTTATTCTGGCGCGTTCGGAACCCGTACAAACTGACACTTTTAAATGTTTTAAATGTTCCCAATCGTTAGCCTCTTGCGCCCATACGCTATTAGCAACGCGAAGTGGGGCAATGACTAAAACCCTAGCGACAGAAAAACCGTCTAGTAAATCAGTAATAGCGGTTAAACTGGTGACACTTTTTCCTAATCCCATGTCAAGAAACAAAGCACATCTTTTTTCCTGTTTGAAAAAATCAATAGCTTTGTTTTGGTAGTTGTGTAAATTAATTCGGGAAAGCATTCGCGGCCCCCACACTGTCAATAACACGAACATCACAGCCGAGTTTTATACGTCTGTTGTGATCCCGTTCTTGGGCTTTTGTCGGTTTTTTGTTTGGTGCTTTTAATTCTACAAAAATTATTCTATTTTCTAGCGTCACTATGCGATCAGGTACGTTTTTGCGGTTTGGGCTTGTGAACTTCTCACATAAGCCGCCCAACGTTTTAACCCTATCACATAAGGCTTTTTCAATATCACGCTCCAACATACCCAACCTCTTTTAATAACTGTTTTGCGGCTTCTATGTAAATGTCGTAATTAATATCGCTCGGTAACGTATCGGGTAAATCCATAGCAGGGCGACAACCTAAAGATTTTGGCACTTTGTTTGAATTAGTAGCGTATCTAATTGATTCATTCATTATTGTCACATCGTTGCTATGATAGTAGCGCACCGCTTTGCCCAACTCTTCGCCGCACCACACAGCCCCGCCGTTTACACGTCGCAACATAACAAACTTTGTAAGGTCTTTACATTCTCTAATTGTTTCAGCGAGAGGCAACGTATCCGCTATAAATGCGCTAACAGCTTCAAACACTATCGGACAATCGGGATTTTTAGCTAGACCGCTTTTAGCAAAACAACCTTTACCCTTTTTCTTACTATCGAGCGTGACAGCGATATAGTTATTCACATCACGAGAGGCTAAAACTTTATAGTTAGTACGTTCTAGCTCGTAGCTTGTTGTTAGCTCCCAATCGAAAGCCCTTTCTAAAACATCACGCTCTTGTGACTTTTCGCAAAGTATTACTATGCCGTCCGTGTTTGCGCTCATTACTTGCGCGCCAGTACTTGACACCATTTCGATCAACATTAATAAAGCTAGTTGCCCAGTCATTGTTGTTTGTATCAATAATTCAGGAGCGTAAAGAGGGCTGTATTTACTGCCTAATTTACCGAAGCTACCATTAACACTAATTTTAAGCGTGTCGGCTGTTGTTTTGTCCCACGAACGCTTGGCGGCTATACGCCTATCAACAATAGATTTATAAACTTTTAAGAAAGGTTCGCCCATTGATTTAGGTGCAAGGTGTTGCTGTAGTATTATGTTTGGGTAATAACTGGCAACGTCTAAATCAAAAAGTAATTGATCTTTACCAGGTTTAACATATTGGGACTTTTCGCAACTATGCAAACCACCTATACCCATTTTATAAGGTTTACCGCATAGTTCTATATTATCACGTAACCATTCGGGCATGACGACCGAGCCATTCCCCCCTAATCCAAACGGCTCTTTTAATATGCGCTGAAAGATAGCGTTCATGTTTTTATCTTTAAAACTAATTATTTTCGGATCTTGATATCTAAATCTAAAACCGCTTGAAACATCAGGTTTATGATAATCTTTGCCCGTTATTTTCTTGAGTTCGCTTTTAATAACAGTTTCGGCTATTTGCGCATCTGATTTACTTCTCAAATCCATTCCATATTGATCTGACATTTTTTGACGTAGATCAATTTGTTTTATTAATGATTTGTGTAGTAGTTTGGTCGTGTATAAGTCGTTGTGACAATAAAGCCGCATCGGTTCACGTAGTTCAGGCGTTATGCTTTGGTCAGGTTTAATAGGTAAATCTTGCAGCTTTGGCGCGTTAAGTCTACCACCGTATATTTTAAGACTGGCGCGGCCTATCGGTAGTTCAATTAAATCTACGTGATTCCAATCTTTAGGTATTCTTATACCCGAATCTTTAGCTATTAACCAAGACGGTTTGTTAGATTTGATAATAGAGTCGCTTAAATCTTTAAGCTGTTGATTCGTGTAGCCCATTAACGCGGCGCGTATGATCAAAAGATCGTAGTTTAAGCCATTGAAGCTTATCGTTTGATATTGCGACATCATGCCGGATATTTTAGAACGTTCGAGAGGTTTACCGTCGTACATTTCAAAGTCTAAAATATTGTCTGTGTTAGAAAGAGCGGAGAGTAAAAAATAGTCTTTATAGACCTCACAGTCTATGTATGCGTAGCTCATAAGGAGTAGCCTTATAGTAATGTTAAAAAAGCCCCTTTCGGGGCTAGGGGAATTTAGAAATCAATATCGTCGTCTAGTTCGTCTTCTTCAAACGCTTCAAAAGCGTCGGTACTAATACCGCTATCCGCGAATGGCTCGCCGTCTTTATTGAATTGTACGCCGTCTAACTGGGCATTGATTCTTTTACCAAAGCCGTTATTTTGCGCCCATAGTGAAAGAATAGCGTTTACATAGCAACCCGCATAAAGCTTTTCATCATCTTCCGTCAACGGTGACTTGTCGCGGTCAATGACAAGAGGACGTTTTTTAGTGCTGGCCTTAATTGTCATTTTGCCTTTGAACTCGTCACGCTCCAACTCGTCGCCGTCCTTTAAACAAATGCGGTCGGATGAAAGCTTGCTTTTAAGCTCAGTTTTCATTAGCTCGCTAGCTTGCGCCTGAATTTGTTTAATGACATCAGCGTGTTCAACTTTATCAAGTACGAAAGTAGCTTCATACTTTCCAGTACTATCGCCGTTAAAGCTTGCATGTTGAAATAAAGAAGGGAAAGAAAGACGGACGTTTTTCATTTTGATTTTTGACATTTTAATTACCTTTTAGCTGTTTGATTGTATATTCATCGTTGAATATGTGTTTAGTATAGCTTAACTCATTCGAAGTCGTCAACGCTTATAGAAATTGATTTACGCTTATCTGATTCAGGGGCTAATGTCGGCGCGCCTTCGGGTTTTACGATTAAATCCTGAATTTGTTTGGCCTTGGTTTTGCCTAGAATCTTTTCAGCTTTTGACGGGCTTAAAAGTTTCTTTTCATAGCAATCTTGGTCGATTAAAGATAATAAGGTTTTTTCGGCTTCTCCCTCGTCTCCCCATTTGCGCAACGATCTACCCGCCACAAGTTTGAAACCCGCGAACGGCTTGCCAGATTCAAGCCGCGTTTTAACCAGGCTTTCAACAGCGTCCAACCAAGACACGATAAGCTTTTTGGACTCTAACGCTTGTCTTAGTTGGTCGTCGTTTAGCGTATCGGCGTTAGATAGCTCTAACTCGTCAAACTCAGATAGTATTATCTTTTCCGTGTACGATTTTAACGAGGGGCAAATAGCCTTGGCTTTACACCATTGACATGCCTTTTCGCTTGGCGTTCTTGGTGCGTCACCTTGCGCAATAATCGCCGCTTGCTCAGATACCCACGCGCCCCATTTTAACAGGTCGTCAACGGATAACTCCCATTCACTAACATTGTCCAACCTGGGCTGATCTATTGTTATTTTAACTTTCTTAAAGTTGTTCAACATTGAATAGTCACTATACGCCCCTAGAGCGTATAGCATGGCCTGTGGGTTGTTTTCAGCGTAAACGGGTACACCTTTACCATATTTTAAATCTATAACGTGTATCGTATCACCGTCGATCACAATAACGTCTGACGTTCCAAAACCCTCGGGAACCCATTCGCTAAAATCAACACGAACCTCATACATTTGTAGACCACCGGCGGCACGGACACGGTCAACGTACTGTTGAACATAGTCTGCCATTTCGTCGCTCACAACGTGTGTATTCATTTCAGTTAGAAAATTACCAATGTGGTCGTGACAGTTACCACCGTTCTCTAAAACCATTTCGGCTAGTTCGTGCGCGGCGCTACCCTCATCAGCGGCGGCGCTTGAACTGTCTTTAATACCCTTTTCAGCCTCGACGGAACCGAGACACGATAACCAGCGATGTGAACCACTGGCGCTTAACTTCGCGTGAATAGTCATTACAACGCACCTAATAACTTTTGAACTTCTTCTAAATCTTCTTCTTTCAAATCGTCAACGAGGGACGCGCCTTTACTTTTCAGAATATCTTTTACTTTTGTTTTGTTTGTTGAATTGCCGCGCACTTTTGATATACACAACTCGCGCAAAGAATCACGGGTAATCGTTGGCTTCGTTTCTTCTTTTGTTGGTTGTTTTTCTTGTTCGACTGGTGAGCCGTTCGCACTATTAAACAACGCTTCAAAGTTGCTGTTTAGCTTTTCGATTTGAGCGGTAAGGTTTTTGATTTCGGTTTCTAACATTTTTCGTGTTCCTTTTATTTGATTGTTTTGTTTTAGCTGTTTAGCTATACTCAATTTACTATTTAATTAAGCGGAGGTCAACAGGTGGAAAAAATAATAGAGCATTTTGGTAATAAGGTTGGTTTGGCGAATGCGTTAAACGTAGATAAGTCGGCTGTAAGCCAGTGGTTAAAAGACGGGCTACCGGCAGCAAGGGCAATAGAAATTGAAAAGCTAACTGAAGGTAAATTTAAAGCTTTGGATATAGTGGGGTTGAAGGTGCATGAATAAAATAATATTTCCGCTAAACAATAACAAAGCGCCGGCGGTTCCAAAAGGGACAGATTGGCGAGAATATCACGGCGCTGTCAATAGCGATTTAATAGGCGTCAAGATCCCATCAGGGGTAATTGTTTTTGACCTAGACACTTACAAGGGTGTAAGTGTTGGTGACGTTGAAAAGGCGCTAGGGTGTTCGCTCGACTGGCAAGGCGCTGAACTACAACGAACGCGCAATGGCGGTATTCATTACGCTTTTAGCGTTGATAGCGGGATAGGTTTTAAGAACGGTACTGATTTATTGGGCGTTGTTGGTTTTGATACCAGATCAAGCGGTAAGGGGTACATTGCTACAGGTGTTGGTTATATAGATTTATCTATGATTGGTGTGGTTGAAGCTCTACACGAAGATGGATTCTTCCCTGCGTTACCTGGTGAAGCTGTCGAAAAGCTGCGTGACGGTTTTGAAATTGCGAACGTTGAAGAAGATGATTTCTTAGACCTGGTCGTTTCCCAACCGCTTGACCTTGATCAAGATCAAGTAGCCTCGTATATGTCGAAGCTTACCGAAGATCACGCGAGAAGTAGTGATCAATGGTTGAAAGTAATGTTTGCGCTATGGCATCAAAGCAGTGGGGCAAAATGGGGATGGATGCTGTTTGATGAATTTAGCCGACTCGCTTTAGATAAGTATGACGAACTTAAAAACAAGGCGCGTTGGGATTCTTGCGCCCGATCTAAAAAAGCCAACCCGATTACTTTTGCAACTGTGATAGATATGGTCGGCGGTCAAGACGTTGTTTCTGACGATAAGTTGGAAATATTAAAAAACAAAGTTTTGGCGTGTGAAGAAAAGAAAGAATTAAAAACAGTATTGAAAGAACTTGCGCGGGAAAAGATAGGAACGTTGGGGACGACCATTATAGTTAAATCTTTAATTAAAAAGTTTAGTGAGATTTACGGCGAAAAACTCACAGAAGCACAAGTGAAAAAGATTATTAAGGGGGCAAGGTCTAAAAAAGAAGGCGCTGATTTTTACGATGATTATATCTTTTTAACGTCAACAGCTAACTATATGCATCGTGAAACTAAAAAGGAAATGGGGCCGCGTGCATTTGATGTTGCACATAATAGAGATACGCCAGCAGATAATGAAGGGAACCCACAAAGTGCAACGGCTTATGTAAACGACAAAATAAAATGTGTATTTGGTGGGATGTATGCGCCTTTATTTGATGATGTTTTTACTTACGAAGGTGTTGATTATTTCAATACTTATGTACCAACTCTTTTAAATAGAGTCGTCAACGGTGCTACCGATATTGTCGATAGAGTAATAGGGCATATCGCACATTTATTACCTGATCCAGAAGAACAACAGCTAGTTATTAATTATCTGGCGCATAATGTTCAGTTCCCAGGCAAGAAGATTTATTGGGCTATGATTTTACAAGGGGTGCAGGGGGATGGTAAAAGCTTTTTCGCCGAGATGATGAAACACGTTCTAGGTTTTTCAAATTGTCGTTCGATATCTGCGGAATGCTTAGATGAAAAATACTCACCTTGGGCCGAAGGTAATATCATGCTGTTTATTGAAGAAATGAAGATCGACAATAAACGAAAGTATGAAACGGCTAATAAGATGAAGCCTTACATATCAAATCCTACCGTTAGCGTTCGTAGAATGCGCCAGGACATTTATGAATGTATTAACACGACTAACTACTTTGCGCTGACGAACTTTAAAGACGCACTGCCTATTGATGATACAGATAGACGTTATTGCGTTTTGTTTAGCCAATGGCAATCTAAAGAAAAATTATCAAACTGGATGAAAAACAACCCTAATTATTATCAAGATTTGTACGACTCAATGCGTACAAATGCCGGTGAAATTTTAGACTGGTTGTTATGTCATAAAATACCCGATAGCTTTTTAAAGTTGAATCGAGCGCCAGATACCAGGGCAAAACAAACCATGATAGATATGTCAAAAGGCGATGATTTCTTAATCGTTGAAGATGCTATAAGCGAGTTTCAATGTGAAGATATTAACGACTTTGTATTGAATGTAACTAAGCTTTCTAAGCTAGTTGTTGATAATTTTGAAGGTGATTATGACAAGTTTCCTAAGACTTCTAGGCTTAAAAATATACTTTTAGAAATGGGGTATCACAATATAGGTAGATATAAAACGAACGGTGAAATTAGAAAAAACCAGTCGATTTACTGCAAAGATGACAGTAAAAACGCTATCGATTTTAAAAATGTAATTGTAGATTTCGTCCCGTTCTGATCTTAACCACCTCGGGACATTTTTAAAAACCGTGAGACATTGAAGATTTTATACTTATCTTGTCCCACGGTTTAATGTTTTGTCTTAAAGTGTCTCTATGTTAAATACAACATAGAGACACGGAAAAACCTTTAATTTTCATATCTTTATTTATATATGTCCCCATGTCCCTAAATAAATGTATATATTCATAATGTGATAGTAAATTTATTTATATTTACGCTTTTTTATACATATTTTTCACATATATAAAAGAACGTTAAAAAACTTAGGACTTTCGGGACTTTGGGGACAAGCCTTAAACGCGGATTATTAAATTGCAAAACAACAAAAAAAGACTTAATATAAAACAACTAACCACAGAGGATTAAAAATGGACAACGCCGAAATTAAAAATATTATTGCAGAACTCAAAGCGAACGGCTTTAAGTTGAACGCAATTGAAAATCATCTTGGATTTGCAAAGGGTAAATTCAATAATTTTAAATATGACATGACCAGCTTCACAGATGCAGAAAAAGCAAGCTTGGTTAAATATCACAAAGCTGCTTTGAAATTGGCGGGGAAAATTTAGGCTATAAAAACATGCTAGATATTTACAAAACAAAATCAGACAAATTAGTTGAGCAACTTCAAAAAGACAAAGAACGTCTCGACTGGCTAGCTGATGTAAACAATACGATTGCTAACGTGATGCTACCTACGAAGATAGTTCAAGAGAATATTTCAGGTGGATTGCGCGGCATGATTGATGCGGCTATGCAGTTAGATAAATAATAACCATAAAAAACATAGGGTTATAAAAATGAGCACAAAAGAACTGATTGAGCAACTGCAAACAGCTCTAGAAAAATCACTATCTGGATATGCTGATGCAATCGAAACAGCATACAAATACGGAGCGCTCGACGCGTTTTATGACAACCTGGCGAATCCACCGGCGGTATTGTGGGCAAGGTCAAAACTTAAAAAAGAATTGGAGAAAGGGGAATGAATGAGGCTTTAAAAGTAAACCTAACGTGCTTGATAATTATTTTGGTAACAGTCTTTATGGCAGCAATAGACAAAACAGACGCGAAGCAAAATAGATTTAAAGATTTTGTTGGCATTGTATTTCTGGCTGCTAGCACGTGTTGGGTAGTTAGTGCATTTTTTATAATTTGGGGAATGTGATGAATAAATTTAAAGTGGGTGATTGGGTTGTATGCATAACTGACGCTGCGGATAATATTTTTCCTGGAAAGATATGTGAAGTTACCGGAGTATCTGGAAATTTAATAAACGTTGACGGTAAGAAAAAAATGTATGATGAGGGGTTTTTCGGAAACATCAATGTCATTCAGACGTCAAACATGGCAACAGGTAAATCGATGATTATGGAGAGTATAAGCGGCGACCAAATAAACAACCCTTCGCACTATCAAATCATGCCAGGAGTTGAAGTTATTCACGTTCGACGCGCCCTGCTCGATAAAATACCCGCTGGAACTAATTTAAACGCCGTTGACGAATGGAGTAGATCATGGGAGTACCTAACAAGGGCTTGGAGCAAAAACGGCTTAGAGGACTTTAAAAAGGCTCAGGTGTATTTGGGTTGGTTAATCGAGAGATTGGAATCGGAAGATAAAAATAATTAGCAAAAACACCTTTACAGATTAACAATAAAATACTAATCTTAGCTTACCAACTAAAAAACAAGGGGAATGACATGATCTACGAAATATTAGCAATAGCGGTTGTTTGTTTAGCCTTCGGAGTATGGGCGCAATGAGAGTATTAAGCTTATTTGATGGAATGAGCTGCGGGCGTATCGCGTTAGATCGTGCAGGCATAAGTGTTAGCAAATACTACGCTAGTGAATTAGACAAATACGCGATAACAGTAACTCAAGCAAACTGGCCTAATACACTTCAGATGGGCGATGTCACAAAGTGGCGCGAATGGGATATTGATTGGTCTAGCATTGATTTATTGATAGGTGGATCACCATGCCAAGGATTTAGCTTTGCAGGTAAACAACTTGCTTTTGACGATCCGCGTTCTAAATTGTTTTTTGTTTATGTTGATATTTTAAATCACATTCGTTCGGTAAATCCTGACGTTAAATTCATGCTTGAAAACGTCAAGATGAAAAAAGAGTTTTTAGCGGTTATTAGCGAGCAATTGGGGGCCGAGCCTGTTTTCATTAATAGCGCACTGGTTAGCGCTCAGAACCGCCAGCGATATTACTGGGCAAACTGGGAGTTTGGGCAACCTAGTGATAAGGGTATTGTGCTTGCGGATATTATTGAGCACCCACCGACCAATGTTACAATAATGACAGACACTTTTTCAACCAGACAACATGGTAGAAAGTGCCTTGTTTCCGAACCTAAAGACAAAGCCGTAAGTCTCAGTAGTATGGAATATGTAAAAAATGGCCGCCAAGGGGACTACCTGGAGTGTGATAGCGAAGTCTTGTGTGTGGTTTTTAACGATCGCGTTAAAGGGGTGACTGAGAATAGCCGTGGGTTTAGATATAATAAAGGCGACAAAGCAAAATCTGGAATCAGTGAATTAGGTAGAATCTTAAAACCAAGTGCCGCATACACTGACGCTTTAACAACTTCGCACATGCCCAAATTGGCATTAAACAAAGATACCAATAATTTAATGTATAGAAAACTAACCCCCGTCGAATGTGAACGCCTTCAAACAGTGCCGGATGGATATACAGACAAAGGAATTAGCAACACTCAGAGATACAAAATGCTTGGTAACGGTTGGACTGTTGACGTAATAGCACATATTTTTAGGAGTATGCAATGACATGGGGCGACAATGGGCCAGCAAGGCCAACAACTGAAGCGTATAGAAATAATAAATTTTGGGATAGGAAGAAGAAAATGAACATAAAACTATCAGATTTAAACCTTGGACAGCTTTTAGATATTGAGAAGTGCGTTTATAACTCTGACTATGAATTCACAGATGAACAGTTCCGAGCGTTCGTAGATCAACAGTTAGAGTTCGGGCTTGATCCTATCGAGTTAGAGCTGCAAGATGAAGTTGTTTATATTTACGACACGATTTATTTTTTTGAAAACCTGATAGCAAATGGTGACTGCATTGGACGCTAACAAAGCATATCAAGATTATCGCTCAATCTGGCGCAATAAACCGCGCCAGGTCATTGAAGCTGAAATACACGTAATAGAAGTTTGGGCTCACGAGATCGACAAATATCTGCATCGTGAGGCGCTAAAATCAGAACAAAAACTAGAAATATTAAAAGGGTTATTGGGGGAACGATAATGGAGCAATTTAAATTAATATACGTTATGAACGACAAGCCTCGTCAGTATTTAACGCGAGCTGATGATGGTTTTCAAGCTGAACAGAAGTTTTTAGAGTGGGCCAATATGCTAGATATGCCGGTCCGCGTGGTGAGTGTTGAGAGGTTGTCGATATGACTAAACTACACAGCATTGATCAATACAATCAAAAAGCAATAATCGAGAAATTCAATCAACTGGTCGAGGTGAGCTACGCAAATCTACACGGTCACGTTATGTTGATAGATAGCATCGAGCATTATGAGCAAAATGGTTTAGATGCTCGCGAGGTTTACAAGCTGGTTAATGATCACGTAGCAGCTACGCATTAATTGTATTATTGTCAATAACAAATTAAACTAAGCGCATACATACTCTTTAGGGTTTATATATGCGCTTTTTTCTTGCCTTTTTGCTTATCATTTCGTTTGCGGCCAATGCAGCAGACATTCTTTTGACTTGGGAACCACCAACGGAGCGCGAAGATGGCAGCCAGATTGAGCAAATTGATAGATACAATCTTTACACGACTTTTAATAATGTTCTTCAAGACGTTAACGAGATTGCAGGCGATGCTACTAGCTTTCAATTGTCTGAAGTTGAAGCAGGCACTTACACGTTCCAGATAAGTATTGTTGAATTTGGACAAGAAGGTTTATTGTCCGATCCAATCAGCCTTAATATTAATGATAAAATCATAGCAAAAGCAGGCAAGATTATAGTCACTGTGCAGGTGGTTGAATAATGGCGGCTCCTAGTGTAAGTGGTGGCTTCACTCAGATAGAAAGCTGTGATACAGGGGTTACAGGAAAATCACCTATAGCCCCGTTGTCAGGTTCAGCAGTTACTAAAAGTTATTTACTGTCCAACGGATACAGTCAAGGCCTGTTTGGAACATCGGGGTGCGGCAGAGTTGCAAACCAGACTGATTTCGCAAACTACAATAAAGTTCAAGGCGGTACATACGCATTAGCGTCAACCGAGGATTTTAGCACAGCTAATAAGTTCCTATTCGTGCATTTGCGCACCACGTGGACGACAGGTCGGAATACTGAAAACTTAGTAAGTGCTGCTGTTTCAGGTCATCAAGTTTTCGTAAACTCAAATTCAACAGGGACAGAGGAAGCCATTTATCCGGTAGGCGGGAAAGATACTCCTGCACTGATGGAGACAGGGTACAATGGAATAATTATAGATTTAAATAGGTCAACAAACGCGCAGTTATATTCAGGCACTTTTGATCCAGCAAACGTAACGCACATTGGTTTGGCACATAGGCCGACCGGCACATATCAAGATATTTACTTTGACGCCATTGGCTATATGGAACCAGTTTTAATGGTGAATGGAGAGATTGGAGATAAGGGTAATTTTGCAGTAATATCCGCCGCGATAAATGCACAAAACTGTATTGGAAGTATCTCGCCTTCTGAATCAATACACCTACTTTCATACCCATTTGCAATAGGTGATGGCGCAACTGAGACACACTTTGAAGAAAGCATAAAAACTTTTGAGTTTGCTAAAGACTTCACGGTTGCAGGTAAGTGGGGGAAAGCTCATCTTTCTGATAACTCGCTAGGTTATCAGACGAACGCCAGCATCAATGATATAGTTAGCTATGTGTTGTGCTCTTGGTTGTCAGACACGCCGTTTTACTGGAACTCTATTGGATCAACTTCAGCGACAGTAAGTTATACAACATGCACAATAAAAGGCGCAGGTGATTTAACAATAGTAGATGGGCACACGTTCGATGGTTGTACGTTCGATAGCTGTGCTGAAATAGCAACTTCACAGCCTACGTTTACAGGTTGTTCATTTAAAAATGCTGCTGGTGTAGCGCTCACTGTTGATTCAACAAACGGTGACGCAAACATGACCAACGTCACGTTCTCAGGCAATCAGACAGCTATTAAAGTAGATGTGGCAGGAAACTGCGATTTAGATGTTGCAGAATTTACATTTGATTCTTCAAACACGTATTACATTGAGTACACAGGAACAGGGACACTTACGGTATCAAGTCCTAGCGCAATAGCATCTGGAAAACTAAATGCGTCAGGTGGTGGGACAATCAATGTGGTTGCCCCAACAATTCAGTTAGAAGTCACATCAAATGTAGCTGCTAGTGACATCAAGATATTTAACGCTGGTACACAGACAATAGAAGCGTCTGGCACAGGAACCAGTGTTACTACTCAGAACACAGGCACGTATGACATAACGGTCATGAAAGCTGGATATTTACCTCAGCGTCAAACGGGTGTTGTGCTAGGTACATCAAACGTAACAGTCTCGATAAACCTAGTCGAAGACCCCATTTATAATGCTAGTCATGGCCTAACGTGGGCTGCAACTACATCACCAACGGCGGGGCAGGTTCATTGGGCTAGGGCTGCCAGGCGTGGATACTTATCTGACAATCAGCAAGGGCGTGATGTATACAGTGCTTTAATTGATTTCTGGATAGCTCAAAGCGCATTAGACAATACTGAGTTTCCTATCACTGCAGTTGGCCCTGATAGATTTGAGTTTACATCAGATGGCACGACAGCGGCACAGTTAGATTCTGGTAGTGTCACATACTGGAAAGGCGCTGGCATGACGTGGGAGCATGCAACAACAGGGAATGACACTCATCGTTATTGTAGCGTTAAGTCTGTTGGTACTATCGGCGGGACAGTTAAAGTAAGGTATGTTCAAGAAGAAGGCGGAACGGTTAACAGTGTCACGTTAGTAAGTGGCGTAGTTGATCAAGTAATACAGTATTACTCTGACACTAATGGCGACGGTACACCCGATTATAACTATGATAGCCATCTAGTATTTAAGACGTTTGCTACTGACTACTATCAAGCAAGAGCCAATATACTGTCAAGCTTTGGCATTAGTGCATTAGAACCTTATGAATATATATTTGTATTAGAGAACACGGCTACAGGCACGGCGAGTGGAGATCAAACGTTTACGCCGGTTGTGACCAATCAGCAAGGTGCGCCAGTTGAAGAGCAAACAGGCTATACCTTCTCGTTCAAAGTAACAGAAGCGAGTAATTCTAAGAGTCCTGAAGCGTTCTTGGCTCAGTGGTTGTATGACACGTACACAGACCCAACAACGGCTAATTTGTACGGCAGTTCGTTGAGAGCGTTTGACTTACCATGCCCTATAGTTGAGAGCGGCGGTAGTTATTCCTCAATAGCTCAATTTGTAGAAAACACAGAAGATACAACTGAGAAGCATGGCTTCTACTTTGAAGAGAACGCTGCTTACCATCCTGATTTTATACAGCAACAAGAAGATCAAGATAGTGGTTCTGGTTATTTCATAACACCAGTAACAGCGCAAATAAGTATTACTAACTTGCCTGACGACGTTGGCGGTGATTCGCGATTACATATCTACAACGTAACGACAGATACTGTAATTTATACAGGGGACCCGCTGGGAACAGGTTATACAGACACTTACACTGATGGTGATGCTGCATATGCCACGGCAGGCGACAGTATAAGAATTAGATATGCGCATCTAAACGCTGCTACATCTTTTGAGTATGGACAAACAATAGTGGCAGCAACAACGGGCGGCATTGTTGCTGATGGTGATAACTTTGTTAGCGCTGATAGCGTTTATGCTTTAAATGCAATAGACGGTAGCGGCATTACTAACTTTTCAGCAGATTATGTTGAAGATGAGATCGAGATTGCAAGCGATACCGATTTTACAGCAGCTCAGGCTTATGCTTTCTATTGCTTCACGCTGACAGACGCGACCGGCATTGTAGATTTTTGGGGCGGCGTTACTGCTACCGACGTAGGGAACTACAGAATAAACAATGCCACCGTAAACATGTATTTCAACAGCCCGACGGGCGTAACATACACAGTAAAACAAACAGATGCCGCTAGAATATATCGAGCGGATGACGCTTACCCCGTTAAAGACCCAACCACATCTGGTTATGGCGTTCAGATTAATTGGAAAAACGTTGTATATGTTCAGAACGTAGGCGGTTCGGCATTAACAGCAGGCGAACAAGCGCAATTATCACAAGCCGCTCAAGCATCTACAGTCAATACTAAAATCGGCACGCCTTCTGTAACTGTTAGCGATGATATTGCGGCAATATCGGCAGGTGGTGACGCTACGCAAGCAAAACAAGACACAATAATTGCTAACTTGGCAACGGTGGACTCTATTGTTGATTCTATTTTAATTGATACCGGGACTACAATACCGGCGCAAATATCAGGATTAACAGCGCCGGATAATGCAAGTATTACGGCAATTAAAGCCAAGACTGACCAGCTCACGTTTACAAAAGCTAACGAGCTAGATTCAAATATCCAAAGCGTAAACGATGTTACTGTAAACGGTACAGGTGATGAAGGTAGCGAGTGGGGGCCATAGATGGCTAGCTCTTGGGGTTTAAGTTGGTACAATTCATGGGGTAATAGTTGGGGCGTTTTAACGCCTGACACTATCGCTATTGGGAACGGTATTTTTGTAGATGGCGTATTTGGCAGCGGTTTTTTCTTAGATAAAGACTTTGATAACGGCGCATATCTAAATAAAAGCTTTGGTATTTTGGCCTCAATTACGTCTTGCTTTTCGTCAGGCTCACTAGCGAGCGGCTGTTTTTCTATAGGCGATTTTAAGTCTTTGGTGTTTGGTTGTTATGAAGTTGCTAGCGCATCATTTTCTCAAAGTTTGCTCAAAACTCAAACAACGGCTTATAATGTAACAAATAGTAGCGTTTTCGGCTCATCAGTAACAAAAAGCGCGTCTTTCGGTAGCGGAGTAGCAAGAAATGAGCAATATTAATAAGGGCGAAATAGGCCAAGCTTTGCGCATAAACCTAGGCGAAGATATAAGCGCTGCAACTTGCGTAATTATCTGCGAGCCTGAAATTGGCACAGCTAAAGAGTTTGCGGCAACAGTGCCAGCTTCGCCCGTAGTTGTAAATGGCGAAACACTTAACGCGAACGAATATGCAGAATATACAACCACTAGCGCCGAAGATTTAGATTATGCTGGAAGATGGCGAATGAAGCTAAAAGCAACATTCTCATCTAGCGATATTAGACAAACAAATTATTCAAAATTTAGAGTTTTAGATTAGCCCCCGACAAGGCAAATGATGTGCAACCCCGTAAGGAGGTGATCATCTCGCGGCTATGATGCGAAAGATTAGCAAGCCTAGAACGCTGGGAAGCGTCACGGGCTAACTTATTTAAGGAGTATTAATTATGCCTAAGCATATAAAAATAAATGCATCTCATGCAGCAAAGACGCGTGAAAAGATACAAACGACACAGTTAATAAACGTATTAACTAAGCACGCGCTAGAAGATTCTGATTTGAGCGCTACCAGGATTAAAGCAATAGAGATATTACTAAGAAAGACGCTACCCGATTTAAAACAGGTCGAAGTAACCGGCGAGGATGGCGGCGCGGTTAGAGTGGATAATAAATTTACGATTGAAATAGTTAAATCTGCTTAATGCCGCGCATACAGATACCCGAAAAGCTCGAGCCGTTATTAAGGCCTAAAAAATTTAAGGTTATTTACGGCGGCCGTGGTAGCGGTAAGTCAATGACTGTAGCAGATTTACTGCTATTAAAATGCAAGACTGAAGGCGCAAGAATTAGCGGTATGCGTGAACACATGAATTCGATAGATGATTCTGTTCACGCGCTATTTGAAGATGAGATAAACAGGTTAGAGCTAGAAGGTTTTGAGGTGCTAAGGTCTGAAATCACGAGCGACACAGGCGGCGCGATTAGATACAAGGGCTTAGCTAGAAATCCAGAATCAGTTAAGTCTATGCACGGCTTTGATATTTTTTGGGTTGAAGAAGCGGCAACACTGTCAAAACGCTCGCTTGATTTGTTGATACCGACATTAAGAGCGGAGTCATCCGAGCTATGGCTAACGTTCAATCCAATGTCTAGTGCTGACCCGATTTATCAAGAATTTATAAAGCCGTTTGAGAATGAGCTGACAGAAAAAGGGTATTACGAGGATGATCTACACATGATCATCAAGACGAATTATACAGACAATCCCTTTTTTCCTAGCAACTTGGAACAGCTTAGATTAAAGCACAAAGATACTAAATCGAGAGCGGAGTACAATCATATTTGGCTAGGCGAAACGAATGACAGCGTAGAGAATAGCATCATTAAGCTAGAATGGTTTGAAGCGGCTGTTGATGCGCATAAACTGCCTAGACTCGATAAAGTGTTTGAGCCTAGAGGCGCGGTTGTTGCCGCTCACGACCCTAGCGACACCGGAACAGACGCCAAGGGCTACGCATTGCGTCACGCTTCGATATTTAAGAAGGTCCAGGCTAAAGATACAGGCGAGATAGACGAGGGATGTGATTGGGCTACAGGCAAAGCAATCCAAGACAATGCCGATTGGTTCGTGTGGGATGGTGACGGAATGGGCGCAGGCTTAAAGCGTCAAGTTTCCGACGCATTCCAAGGTAAGAAAATACAACATCATATGTTTAGAGGTTCGCTTTCTGGTTCAGGTCAAGATAACGCTAATTCCGTGTTTCAGCAGATTGACGTAACAGACACGAACACTAAGACATATTCACAAACATTTAAAAATAACCGCGCTCAATATTACATGAGATTAGCCAAGCGGTTTTATAATACTTATCGCTGCGTTGAAAACGGCGAATATATTGATCCTGAAGAAATGATAAGTATTGATTCTGATGGTGTGGAAGATATGGACAGGTTGAAATCTGAATTATGTCGAATACCATTGAAGCCAAATAATAACGGCCTATATCAGATTATGACTAAGCTAGAAATGAAGAATTTACAAATCAATTCACCAAACATGGCTGATAGTATGATGATGGCGCTATATACGCCGCCAATAGTAAATACACAATCAATAGACTTCGCCTCGGAGTGGTAGCAATGAAAGAAGATAAAGACAAAATGCATAGACTTGCGCTGCAACGATTTGAGCAAGTTGAGACTAAAGAAAAAGATCAGCGATCACTCGCTGTTGAAGATTTAAAGTTTGCTCAATCTGAAGACGGTCAGTGGGATGATGACGCTATCGAGAAGCGTAAAGGCCGACCACGTTATACTATTAACCGCATAGCGGGCGCTATTGATCAGCTAATAGGCGACCAACGACAAAACAGAACATCTATCAAGATTCGCCCCGTATCTGGTGGCGCGTCGGAAGATGTAGCGGAAGTAATGAGCGGATTAATTCGTAATATCGAAGGCTACAGCAAAGCGGCTAACGCTTATGACAACGCGTTCGATGAAGTTGTTAATGGCGGCTATGGTGGATGGCGCGTATTGTCACAATTTAACGACGATGATGCTTTTGAACAAGACCTAGTTATCAAACCAATTCTAGGTGCTACTACTTCTTTATGGTTCGATCCGGCTGCTAAAGAATATGATAAGCGAGACGCAAACTGGGCTTTCCTAACGGTTGAGATGACAAAAGAAGAACACGAGGCGCGTTTTCCAGACAAGCCTTTAGTTAATTTTGACTCTCACGAGAATCGATCAGCTTGTCAATCTTGGATGAGTGAAGATACTGTAAGAGTTGCAGAATATTGGGTTAAAACTCCAATGATGCGCGAAATTGCCAAGCTGTCAGATGGGCGCGTAATCGATTTAAAAGAAGATGGCGCGGCACTTGATGAGCTTGCCTTGCAGGGCGTGACAGTTGTTAAAACTCGCAAAGTCAAAAGCCATAAAGTCGAAATGTATTTAATGAACGGCTCAGGATTTTTAGATGGGCCTAAGCCTTGGGCTGGAAAATATATTCCTTTAGTGCCTGTTTATGGTCGTCAATCGTTTATTAATGGCAAAGAGTACACACGCGGCTTGGTTAGATTCGCTAAGGATGCGAATAGAATTTACAACTATGCGACAAGCTCAGCGATTGAGACAACAGCCTTGACGCCGAAAGACCCTATTTGGTACACGCCTACGCAAGTTGCAGGCCATGAAGATAAATATCGCAATTTTAATACGCGCAACAGTCCGTTCATGCCGTATAATCCTGACCCGTCAACAGGAGGCGCACCACCGCAACGAGGCGGCGCACCAGCGGTACAGTCTGCAATACTTCAACAGATTAACCAAGCAAGCATGGACTTATATCACGTAACAGGCATGCAGCCGCCTTCATTCGCCGCTAATCCTGAGCTGAAATCAGGAAAGGCTATCCAAGCACAAGAACGCCTTGGTGATCGCGGCCAGTTTATATTCACTGACAACTTAACAAAGTCTATCGAGTACACTGCGGAAATATTAGTCGATCTAATACCGCGCACTTACGACACCGAAAGACAAGTGCGTGTAATGATGCAAGACGGTGAGACTGAGCTTGTCACAATTAATCAGGAAATAATCGATAACCAAACAGGACAGCCAATCATTGTTAATGATTTAACGTCAGGCAAATACGACATAGTAGCTGAAACTGGCCCAGCTTTTGCATCGCAGCGCCAAGAATCAGCACAACAGATACTTGAATTGATCGGCACAAGCCCGATGTTTGAGCAATTAGCTATGGATTTAGTCGCTAAAGACTTGCCAATACTTGAATCCAAAGAGCTAACTAAACGTGTCAGACGTGTGATGATCAAGCAGGGCATAGTTGAGCCAAGCGAAGAAGAGATTAAAGAGTTGGGATTAGATCAACCACAAGCGCCAGACCCGCAGCAGCAAGCAATCACTGAGAATATTCAGATACAGTCTGAGAAGTTAATTAGTGATATTAAGAACAAAGATGCAGACACAACCGCTAAACTATTGAAGGCTCAACAGTCAACGATTGAAACATATAGATCATTGATTGAAGCGCTAGAGAAAAAAGCGGCTATGGGCTTGCAGTTATCGCCACAAGATCGAAGCGTTGTGGTCAAACAGCTTGATATTATGCGCGAAGGCCAGCAAGAAATAGACGATGGCCCAAACTCAGAAGAGGCGCAAGACCTAGCGCGAATGATGCAGGCGCAACAAGGTCAAGTCGCACCAGGTGAACCAAGCGGCGCTACTCGCAGGCCAACAGTAGAGCAGCCAAGCACGCAAGCAGGTCAAAATATTGAAAGTCAATAGTTTTGAGTATACAATCTATACATTGTAAAGTTTTACGCATACGAGAAGCGTATTCTCGGCTGACTACCTTTTTTAGGGCTGAATAAATGAGTAATGAAGAAAACGCTGCACAAGTTGATGAAGCTACCTATGATCTCGAAGAGGCCATAGAGAATGAAATCAACGAAACATCGGAATCAGCACCCGAAGAAGAAGCGCCAGAGGTTGAACCGGAACAGGAAGAAACGCCAGAACCGGATAACATTCAAAAGCGTTTCAACAAGCTAACGAAAGAAAAATACGATGCAAAGCGAGAAGCTGAAGAGCTTCGCAAGCGGCTAGAAGAGTTAGAGTCAAAACCGAAAGAAGAGGCTAAAAAGCCAAACCTTGAGGATTTTGATTATGATGACTCAAGTTATCAAGAAGCGCTTATTGAGTACAGAGTACAAAAAGCAATTCAAGATAAAGAAGCTTCGCAGGCCAAAGCAAGACAGCAAGCTCAAGCACAAGAGGCGCAAGCCGCTTTTAATGAGCGAGTTGAAAAGCTTAATAAGCCTGATTTTTGGGATGCTGCAAACTCAATACCAACATTAGATCCTGGCGTTGCTCAGGCACTAACATTGGCAGAAGAGGGAGCTGAATTGATTTACCATCTTGGTACGCATTTAGACCAAGCTGATAAATTGGCAAGCATGGCACCAACACAAGCGCTTTTATACATCGGTAAACTTTCGGCTAGTTTGAACAAAAAACCAGATATTAAACTTAGTGCAGCGCCTGACCCCATCGAGCCGATTAATTCAGGCGGCTCTTTGTCAAAAGATCGAGGGCCGGACGGGGCAGTTTTTGAATAATTAAGGAGTCCTTAAAATGGCTAACGATTTCGATAGTAACGTCACCCGCAAACTTGCGCGTGTCTTTTTAGAAAAGTTTGAATCAAACCGCGTTTTATCTAAAAACGTAAACACTCAACTATTGTCTAATGCGTTCAACCCTTCAACGGGTGACACTGTAGACTTTAAACGACCTACTGATTACAAGTCTAGCCGTACTACTGACGGTGATGTATCGGCTGGCACAGCTCAATCAATTATCACTGGCAAGGCATCTGGTACAGTTCAAGACTACTTCACTGTAGAGCTTGATTGGAAAGAAGCAGATCAAGCAATCAAGATGGATCAGCTAGACGAGCTTATCGCTCCGGCGGCTAACCGTATCATCACTGATATGGAGGTCGATTTTGCAAACTTCATGCGCAAGAATAACGCATTGTTGGCTGGTACTTATGGTGCAGCGGTAACGACTTGGGATGATGTTGCGGCGGCAGGAGCTGTAATGGCATCTAGCGGTATTCCTTCAGATCAACCTTGGTGCTACGCGGTCAATCCGTACACTCAAACCAGCCTAGCATCAAACCAGCGTTCTTTAGGTGCAGGCGGTAGTGCAGGCGGCTTGATTTCAGAAGCTCACCGCAAAGCTATCATTTCTGACAACTTCGCAGGAATGAAAGTCATGACGGCAACAACGTTATCAAGTGTCACTTCTGGCGCTGGCGCTGATCGAGTTGGCGCGCTAGCGGCGAACCCTGATGTAACTTACGCAACTGCCAAAGATACCATGACGCAATCTTTAAGCGTGTCAGGATTTCAAGCTAACCTGCCGATCAAAGCTGGTGAAGTGATTCAGATCACAGGTCGTAACCGTTTGAACCTAAGCACTAGACAGCCTATCGTCAATGGATCAGGTGCTAACGTAGTATTTACAGCAACTGTGAAGACTGACGTTACTTTAAGTGGTACAGGTACAGGAACGATTGTTATTAGCGGCCCAGCTATCTATGAAGCAACTGGCGCTTACAATACTGTTGATTCCGCACCTGTATCTGGTGATGTTATTACATTGTTGGGCGCAGCTTCAACAATGTACCAGCCTAACCTGTTCTGGCATAAGCAAGCGTTCGGCATCGGTTCGGTACCAATCGCTAAGCTTTACAGCACAGATACTTTGGGTACAACTAAAGACGGCTTACAGATTCGTGTCTCTAAAGGCGCGTCAATCCGTGAGAATAAGCAGATCGTTCGTTTTGACTTACGCCCCGCTTATAGCGTTCTTAATCCTTTCTTTGCTGGTCAAGGTTGGGGTTAATACTCAGGGGCTTCGGCCCCTTATTTTTTCAGGTGATATATGATTGAATGGACTAAACCAAACGGCTCAAAAATTACAACTAATGAAGAAAAAGCGAGTATAATCGAGGCTGAAAATCTAGGTTGGAAGCGATCAAACGAGGTCAAGCAGAATGACAACAGCATTACAGATCGTAAACGCGGCAGCGGAAAAAATAGGCGTTAAGACTGCCGAAATTGCGCTAGAAGCATCTGATTATCAAGTTATCTTCGATGAGATGAATGATATGTTGTCAGAGTGGGCTGACTCTAATGTGACTCCGACATTCACTGACGTATCACTAAGCACTGACACTGTTAATATTGAGCGTGACGCTGTTGGTGCTGTAAAAAACAATCTAGCTGTTAGAATTGCGCCTATATTTGGCCGACAAATCACGCCATCATTAGCGGCTATTGCTTTACAGACTTATAACAGATTGTTAGCTTCGACCGTCTACATCGGTGATGTTGCATATCCTGATACACTGCCAACAGGATCAGGAAACGATTGCTACACAGAAGATAACCGTTTTTACACTCCAAACAAAAGCGAGAATTTTTAATGCCTCGCGTTCAACTGCCTATTGGGTTCACTTTCTATCAATCTGATAGCTTGCCGTTCTCGGCTCAGCGTTGTGTTAATTGGGTTCCCACAGTTGGCGAGGCCGCCGGTTTAACAGATAGATACTTGGCTCAACCTTTGGGCCTTAAATCATTAGTTGATTCAGGACTAGGCGCTAACCGTGGCGGCTTGGCAATGGCTGGAATACCTTATTTCGTTAATGGCACAAGTCTAATAAGCGTATCATCTTCAAACGTAGTGAATAATCACGGCACTATTACCGGCTTAGGCCGCGTGTCAATGGCAACGAACGGGCGTTATCTTGTTATAGTTGTCCCAGGCTCCACTTGTTACGCTTATGACAATGTAGACAATACACTACTACCCATTACAGACGTTGATTTTAGATTAGCTTCTACCGTTGTTTATAAAGATGGCTATTTTGTATTTTCATCTTATGACGGTACTGTTTTCTTTAACTCGGCTTTGAACGATCCTTTTACTTATGATGCTTTAGATTTTGGCAGTGCTGAAATAAATCCCGACAAAATAACAGGATTGCATGTTAATCATAATGAATTGTTTGTTGGCGGTTTAGACACTATCGAGCTATTTCAAAACGTTGGTGGTTCGGGATTTCCATTCCAAAGAATAGCAGGTGCAAACATTCAGAAAGGCGTTCGCGCTCCATTCTCATTAGTTGAGTTTGATAATACATTTTGTTTTATTGGAGGCGGGTTGAATGAGAAAGCGGCGGTTTGGAAAGTCTCAGGCAGTTCGAGTGCGCAGAAGATTAGCACAGATGCTATTGATCGAGAATTGCAAAGATACAACCAAGAAGAAATAGAATCGGCTTTTGCGCTTACTTATTCTGACCGTGGTCAATTCTTCGCGCTGTTTACGATTGAATCAACACGCATACCAAGCAGGACGTTTGTATATAACGCCACAGCAAGCGCTTACACTCAAAGCAAGGTTTGGTTTGAGCTTCAAACAGGCGTGACTGATAACCGCTTTAGTGTTCAATCTATCGTATTTGCATATGGTAAGTTGCTGGTTGGTGATTCCGCGACGGGAGTAATTGGCGAACTGGATTATGATACGCTTGATTATTACGACGATGAGATTTGGAGACGGTCTGTTACTTCGCCTTTCTCAAATCAAGGCTTGCCAATATTCGCAGGCGATCTCGAAGCGACGTTTGAAAGCGGCGTTGGTTTAACAACAGGCAACGGCTCCAACCCATTAGTCACTATGAATTATTCAGACGACGGCGGCAGGACGTTCACAGATGGCATTACTAGGTCAATCGGGCAAATAGGCAGATACGGTCAAAGGTCTGTCTGGACAAGACAAGGGCGTTTCCCTGTGTCACGCTCAATAGGATTAACTATTACAGATAAGGTGAGAGCTAATTTAATAGGATTGGCCGCTAACCCAGAAGGTGGTATTTATGGCTGATTTGATACCGCCGCGCAGGAATGAATTTCTGACCAAGGACGGTATACCTACAACTAGGTTTGCTGAATATTTAGAAAGGCTAACAACAAAAACGAATAGCACTGAAACGGATGTCGATTTAATATCTTCAATCCGCCCAATGGTTTTAGAATCTGCATCTAGTGGCAATTTGGAAGCTCTGGAAATGATCACAAATTTAGCGATGAACCATATATTGATTTTAGAAAAAAGAATAAATGAATTAGAGATAGCTATAAATCAGCGCGACATTAGCAATACATCAGACATAGAAAAACAGATAGACACTTTAAACATCTTAACGATGTGAGGGTATAACATGGCTTCAATAGTAACAATTATAGATGGTGTCCAGCCCACAGTAACAACGGCAGTAAATGCTTACACGGCACCAGCTTCTAGCGCTGGCGTGCGTATTGTATCATTCGCTGCTACGCTGGCGACAGGAACAGAAACATACGATGCTTATATCGGAACAAGCGCGACTGCAGTAACGCAAGTTATAGCCGGTAAATCAATTACCGGCCCTAACGAGGATTTAGGTTCTGCTTTAATTAACCAGATTATTCCAGCAGGGCAAAGTCTTTTTGTAAAAGTTTCAACAGGCACAACTATTACGTTTAGATGCTCAGGCGTTCAGTTTTGATAACAGTATGCAGAAATCCGGAAATAGTCAGAATGTTTATGTCGCTGCCTGAAATAGCAAGATATGCAACAGAGTACGGCGCAAGTATTGACGACCTAAACTGCGAAACAACGCCACAAAACGGCTGGCTAATTTACACCACAAGCGGCGAATCGGTTGGACTAACTCAGATAGAAATAATCAGCGGTTGCGCTGCACAGTTTCATCCGTACATATTGCGAGATTTTAAAGATCATTATGATGATATGGTGCAAGAAATATTTAAATGGTTTGTTGAAGAAGTTCCTGACCAGATTGTAAAACTAAACGCTGTTATTCCTATTCACTGTAAAGGTGCATTATTGGCGGCTGATAGGGCGGGAATGATCACAGAAGGCGTAGATAGAGAAAGTTTCTTAACGTCTGACGGGGCTTGTGATAGAATCTTAAAAGGTATACTTCGTCGGGAGATGAAAGCATGAGTAGTTTGGTAAATAAGGTTGTAAAGGTGGCGTCTTTCGGCATGGTCGATGACGTAACAGGAGTGGAAGGCGCACAGAAAGCTGCCAGAAAAGCAGGCGACCTTCAAGCACAAGCGGCGTTCGCTGGCATAGATGAGCAGCGTAGACAATTTGACGTTACTCAGCAAAACCTACAACCATTCCAAGAGGCGGGTGTTTCCGCACTAGCACAACAGCAGGCGCTTTTAGGTCTAAGCGGCGCAGAAGCTCAACAGCAAGCATTCAACCAGTTCACAGAATCACCAGGTCAACGTTTTTTAAGAGAGCGACAAGAAAAAGCGCTTTTACGAAACGCTTCAGCTATTGGCGGCTTGGGTGGCGGCAATGTTCGCACGGCATTACAAGAGCAAGCGGCGGGTATCGCACAGCAAGACTTTCAAAACCAATTCGGCAGACTCGGACAATTAGCAGGTCAAGGCCAAAGTGCTGTTACAAATATTGGCCAATTTGGCGCTCAAACGGCTGGTAATATTGCTAATCTTGGTCAAACGGCGGCGGAAGCTAGGGCATCTGGGTTGTTAGGCGCGGCACAAGCAAATACACAATTTACGAATCAATTATTACAGCTAGGCGGGCAAGCAGCGGGCGCGGCTATGTCGGGAGGTTTTGTATAATGCCATTAGTCACAGCTAATCAATATGATTTAGTACCTCAGTTTTCAAATATTGGCACGGGGCTTGCTCAAGGCGTGCAGATTGGTAATCAGTTTAGGCAAAACAGATTGCAAGATGAAGCGCTTGCGGCTGAAAAAGCACAACAAGCACAAATAAGCCAATTCTCACAAGCCGCGCTTGGTGGTGATAAAGCCGCATTGGGTAGCTTGGCTGGTGTTGATCCTCAGCGCGCAAACCAGTTGCAGACGTTTTTAACAAGCATGAACGAAGCCGAACGGAAAGAAATGCTACGCGAAAACGAAAACATGACGCGCGGCGCTTTGAATATTATTAAACTGTCAGGCAATGATCCTGCCAAAGCTCGCGTTGCTTTGCAAAATCAAATCAATGAGTGGAAAGCGCAAGGTTTAGACACTACTCGAAGTGAAGGCGCTCTAGCGCTCGATGATGGTGCTATGATGCAAGCGGTTCAGGAGCAAGCTAGTAAGGGATTAGAATTAGCCGAGCAAGCTAAGGGTATTTTGATGCCTGATACATTAAGCGCCCAACAGCTTGCGGCTACCAACCGCGGGCTAGACATACGCGAACGAGAGTTAGAACAGCGTAGAGATTTAGCGTTTTCTAAGCCTGATATAGAAAGCGAAGTGATAAAAAGAAAGCTAGAAGAAGAGATAAAGCTTAAACCTGTGCTAGAAGGCGCAATAGCAAAAGCTGAAGGTGATGTTGAGTCATCAGTTAAGATAATAGACCAATCATTTGAAAGAATAGGGAAGATTCAATCTAACATATCAAACTTAGATAGAGCAGTTTCAGCTTTGGATAGAGGGGCAAATACCGGAGCTATCCAAAAATTCATGCCTAGTATAAAAGCTGCATCAAGAGAATTGAAGCAGATACAGAACGAGCTAGGGCTAGACGTGATAGGCGCTGTTTCGTTTGGGGCGCTATCTGAGGGTGAATTAAATCTTGCTTTAGATACAGCGATTGATCTAGGTCAAGAGCCTGAATCATTAAAGCAGATGCTAATAGATAAAAAAGCAGCTCAGCAGAAGCTAGTCTCTTATCTTAATGAGCAAATACAGTTCTTGGATTCTGGTGGCACTATTGCGGGGTGGTCGGAAAAGGTTAATAAATCTAAGCCTAATCAACCGGGGCAAGCAACGCAAGGCAGTCAAAAGCAAGGCGGTCAAGTTATGGTCGACGGAAACGGAAACAGGGCTATTGTTTATCCTGATGGCACTTTTGAGGAGCTTTGAAAATGGCTTTTGATATAAGCACAGCCAAACCCGTACAAGATTCAGCGCCACAAAGTAAAGGTTTCGATATTTCAACCGCTAATCCTGAACCGGCGCCCCAACAAACCGAAAAAGAACTACCATCTTTTATTGAAAAGGTAGGCTCGGCTGCTGGCGGCTTAGCGATGGAAGGCGTAACAGGATTTAATCGGTATATGGCTGGGCTTTTAGATTTTCTAACTCTTGATCAAGTAAATAACATTCGTGCCTTAATGGGTGATGAGGCAATTCCAACATTACAGCAAGCTTTGATTCCTAAAAAGGGCGAGTTCACAGAAGGAACTATGGCAGAAGGATTGCCGACGGAAATTATGGCAACGGCTGGTGAATTTGGAGCAGCTGGATTAACTGGTCAAGGATTATTGAAGCAGGCCGCAAAACAGTTAGCACCAACGGCAGCTTCGACCGGCGCAAGGGTATTAACTCAAGCAGCAGAGCAAGGAACAGCGGCGGCTGGTGGTTTGGGGGCTGCATCTGGTGCAGGTTCGGAAGTTGGGCGAGAGGTAGGCGGTGAAACTGGTGCGCTAGTTGGCGCGGTAGCCGCTCCTTTATTAATGATGAAGGCGCTAGGCGGTCTTAAAACAGGCTCAACCTTAATAGATCAGGATGGCAGTCCATCAATAGAGCTAAGGAAGGCGCTAAAAACTCAAGGCTTAGAGTTTGAAACATTAACGCCAGAAGCAAAAGCTTTGATTCCTAAAAAACTAGACCCAACTCTTTTGCCAATGGATAAAACCGCTGTGAATGCTGCTGAAAAAGCGCTAGTTCAGCAAATAAAAACCGGCGGTAGGGATGGTTCGCTTGCAGGCTTAAAGCTTATTGGCGATAAAGTTGTTCCAGATAAAATAGCACTTGCTGCTATAAAGCAAGGTTTTAGAGAGGGTACAGTGCAAGCGGTTAAAACATCATCTCAAGCCACAAAGCAAAAAATGAGACAAATGTTAAACAACATGCGAGCCATAAAATCAGATGAATCGCTTGATAGCGCATTAAGGCCGTCCAACGTTGCGGGTGAATCTGTTTTACAAAGATTGACGTTTATAAAAAGTAAAACTGATCTAGCTAGACAAGAGCTAAACCAGATTGCGAAAAGCAAACTAAAAGGACAATCCTTAGATACTGATCCTATTCTAAATAAATTAGAGTCGTCGCTAGATGATTTAGGAGTTCGTTTGGTTGGTGACGGAGTGCCGGTTCCTGACTTTAAAGGCTCGTTGATATCAAAAGATAAAGCCGCTCAACGCGCCATAAAGGACGCTATTGATTTAATGGCAGAGGGTGGACGGCCTGATGCTTTACGCTTCCATAATTTAAAACGCCAGTTAGACAATATGATAGACTTCAAAAAGAAAGACGTTAGGGGTTTAAGCGGTGCGGGTGAGCGAGTATTGAAAGGATTAAGAAGCGAATTAAATACATCATTGCGCGATGTAAATCCAGAATATGCAAGGGTGAATGACGTTTTATCAAGGTCAATGCAAGGTTTTGACAATTTACAAGCAGCAGCAGGTAAAAGCATAGATATAATGGGTGAAGGCGGTGAAAAAGCGCTTGGCACTAGATTAAGGTCGTTAATGAGTAATCAGCAAAACCGAGTAAATTTAGAAAACTCTCTTAAGGAAATAGACGACCTTGCAAAAAGTTTAGGCGGTAAATTTCAAGATAGCCCTGTTGATTTAGCTAGGTTTGCTAATGCGTTAGATGATAGATTTGGCGCCACAGCTAAAACATCGTTAAGGGGTGATATTGAGGCGGCTAATATTCAAACCATAAAAGACGGCGTGCCTAGAACCATGTTTGAAGCGGCAACTAAAATTGGTGAAAAGGGTTTTGAAAAATTGCGCGGAGTAAATGACTTTAACGCATTTAACGCGATGGATGAACTATTAAAAGGTGCTAAATAATGACATCAAGATTCGTTTTACCACTAGCCGACGTTGGCGCGGGTTTAACTCCAAGCTCAGGCGCTCAGTTATTCTTTTATGAAACTGGCACGACTACGCCTAAAGATACTTATTCTGATAGTGCAGGTACTACCCCTAATGCTAATCCAGTAGTTGCTAATAGCGTAGGTGTGTTTCCTGATATTTTCATAAGCGGCACCTATAAAGTAGTGCTTAAAAATACTGACGGTGTTCAGCAATGGGCGGCTGATCCTGTTAGTGAGTACATTGATTTTGTCACGGGCGGATACGTATCAAAAACAGAACTAGCAGCGGCTACCGGTAGTGGGTTGGCTGGTTTTAGTCAAGATAACATAAACGCAATACAGCGCACCGTTTTAGCAACGCTTAGAGAAATAAGCTTGAGCGTAAAAGATTTCGGGGCTGTTGGTGATGGCGTGGCAGATGACACTGTATCTTGTCAAAACGCCATAAATTACGCATGGTTAAATAGTAGGCCGCTATATTTTCCAACTGGTGAATACTTAGTAACTGGACTTACATTAACAGTTGTGGACGATGACAGAAACAAAAGATTTACTATGTTTGGTGACGGAAACGGTGAGGCGTTTTCTCAAGCGAGAACAAACGGGACTTGGATTAAGTCTGTAACAGACGCCCCAGTATTTAAAATAGATGATCCAGCCGGATCAACAAAGAGCGCCGGTACTGCATGTATTCAAAATATTTACTTCGACGGTACAAGTAATTCATTTCCGGCAGTGCACCTAGAAGCATTTTATGGACACAGTATGTTTCAATATTGCTGCATACTACAGCGCGGCACTGGTAACGGGTTGCAAATTGACTATGCGGCGACTTCAGAGGTATCTAACTGTTATATACTTAATAATGACTGGGCGTCATTTACGCTCGGAGCGGCAAGAACAGGTAACGGTTTATACTACAAAGCAGATGCTGACAGCGGCCTATTTACGTGCCGCAAAGTCACTTGTAGAGGGTGGCGAGATCCGTTTGTTATCGGCGACGAGGGAAGCGGTCATTTTATTTACAATACAAAAATAACAGATTGCGAATCTTCCGTATCTTACAATGGGTTAACGCTGGCAACAGAAGCAAGAAATAGTGTAGTAGAAAATCACTATTTTGAGGGGTGCGATGATGGGACAGGTATATTAGACAAAGGCAATTATAATACAGTTAAATTCTGCAATATATTTAGCGGTTATTCTATCGGTTTAGACAGCACGGCGGCGACTCGTGGTAATGTTTACATAGGTAATAACTTCGCAACGTCTACAAAAGCAAATGTGACGCTAGTTAAGCTTACTGACAGCAACCAAGGCAAAACGTTCAGGGATAATACTTTAGTATTTTCAGGTTCAGGCGGTTCAGTTGCCGGTGTCGTTGGTATCGAGCTTTCCGGTACTACGCCGAAAATTGATATGTCTAAAAACAATTTCGATCCAGTCGGAAGTTGGACGGGCGGGTCTGGCACTCAGCGTATATTAGACAATTCAACTGGGGGCGGCAACGCTGGCTATTCGCAGGGGTTTGACGGTTCGTTTGCGTTCCCGTTTTTAGAGCGAGGTGCTATATCTCTTAAATGGTGGGATACAATTCTTACTGAGAGTGATGTTGCAGCGAATATACTAACAGTACCAAGCGCCTCTTTATTCAGAGTTAATGCCACTGTTGCAACTACAGTGCAAAGATTGGCGGCAGAGTCAAAAGATGGTCGGTTTGTTATGTTGAAAACCGAGTCAGCTAATATGACTATAACTGATACAACATATATAACACTGACAGGCGGAGCCAGTTTTACCGGCCCTGGCATAATTGGATTTATAATGCGAGAGATTGGCGCGGATACATACGCTTATGAATTGTTTAGGAATGTTTACTAATGCACCTACAAAACTTTAAATAAAGTAAGTTATCGAGAACGCCATGACCCTAGGCCAACACCAACGAAAATTTACACTAATGATAGCGCAGCTCGTAATCTTTGCTTATAGCAGAGGTTATGAATTGACGCTTGGTGATGCTTATAGAGACCCGCGTGTTTTTGGTGATGTTGGTGTAAAAGAAGGCTATGGTCGCGCTAGCAGTTTGCATAAAATGCGTTTAGCTGTAGATTTTAACCTTTTTAAAGATGGCAAGTTTTTGCAAACCACTGAAGATCACAAGGAACTCGGTGAGTTTTGGGAGTCGCTAGGCGGTTCATGGGGCGGTAGGTTTTCAAGCGGGGACGGTAATCATTACAGCCTGAAATACAGGGGGCTTCGTTGAACGAGATATGTATCACAGCAGCTATAGGGGCAACGGTTAGTATTTTAGATGCGGGCGGCCTACCATTTATTAGACTTGTCAGAATGTGGTTTGTAGCGTTTTTTCTAGCGATATTTTTAGCAGATGATGTAATTAATGCTGCACAGCATTTTTTTAATTTTAAAGTATCCGTTGGTGGTACTGTGTTTTTAACGGCGCTTTTTGGCTCAACGGTAGTCGAAAGGTTCTTATTTTTCATAAAATCGTTTAAGCTTAGCATATTAGGTTATAAAAAATGATATTAGATTCAGTATTTGACGCGCTTTTAACGGCTTTGGTGGTAGTAGGCTTAATGAAATTATGGCGAAAAATAAAGCGGCCTCTTGTTTATGTCGTTGAAGATAGCGAGTCTGATATAATGCTGTTAAAAATGAATACGGCTTTTGAGAAATACGACGTTAGATACTTTAGAAGCTTAGAATCTATAGGCTTCAGACTCGCTTTAAACCCGCCTAAAGCAGTCATAGTTGACTATAAATTGGCCGGTAAAACAAATGGCGATCAATTATTTAGATTCTGCTGGCGAAATAATATACCAGTTTTAATGACAACGGCCTATGATGGTGAAATAATGGGAGTTGATGCTAAATATATTGCAAAGAAAAGCAGCGATAAGTCGTATTACTTACAGATAGAAAACTTTCTAAAAGAGGTTTCAGCATGATCGAGTTCTTTGAAAATATCCCTGCGTGGATAGTCGCGATAACCACAGTAGTAACAGCGTGTACAGCTATTACAGCTATTACACCAACTAAAACGGATGATGAAGTTATAAGCAAGCTGTTAAGAGTTTTAAATTTTTTAGCTGGCAATGTCGGCAAGAACAAAAACGCAGACGACAAATGATTGAGTGGCTAATAGGCGCACTAGCGCTAATCATAGCTTTGTTCGGCTGGTTGCTTCATGGCGCAACTAATAACAGAATGCGCGACAAAGATGAAGAGCTTGAGGAGTGGTCAGGGGTGATAGATGTCAGACGTAAAACACGCGATAAAATTGCTAGCGATCCTGATTATGTTAAGCGGGTGCAAGACCACTTCAACGGTTGATTCTTATTGTGCGCTGTATGAGCCAGTACGAAACTATATTGACGTAGATCAATCTGTAATCGATCAGATAAATATCAATAATGCTATTTATCTCGAACGCTGTTTATAAATCTAAGATGCTCGCAGAACAGCTTTTAATAGCTATTCTATGGATTGTTTTTAAAGCATTAGGATTTATTAGGTGTGTCATTGATTATTAATGTATAATGGATTTTCATAGTCCTTCCCCGTAGTAATATTTAGCCCTAGCTTTCTAGGGCTTTTTTTATTCCTAGATAAAATAATTGAGCTTTAAGATTGAAGCCATGTTCAGGCGCATACGTGGTTTTTTTGTTGCGCCTCTTATATTCTCTCAATCCAGTAGAACAGCACAGTTTGCATCTAGACTGATACCCTGTTGGCGTAGTCTTATTCTTGCTAAACTCTCCCCATAAAAGAAATTTTTCGCACTTTGCGCACTCTCTACCTTCTTCAGTTATTAAATAATTTCTAGCCATATGGATTCCCTTATAATAGTTGTTTTGTCGACTTATACGGATTCCGTATAACACTGGGAAATACGGACTCCTTCTAATAAAGTGTTAGCTGTCTAAAAGTGCCTGCATTCTTTTTCTTAGCTCATGCGGCAAAATCAAAAATGACTCAACATCAAATTCTTTAATGTCTGCTATAAGCGCCTTTGCTGTATTTAAATCACGCTGTGCTGTTTTGTATTTATCAGAGATTCGAGCATAAGCAATTTCATGCTCTGAGCAATCAAGTATTTCAGCTTGTTCAACATGCTTTGCATAAAGTTCTGCTCCACACTCTGACATTGCACCAGTTTCTACAAATCGCCCGCTTTCAATCGTTTCTTGCACCCAGTGTCTTACTTTTTTCATTCTCAAATTTCCTTAAATTAACAGCTAACAACAAAATCAAACGGACTACGGTAGAGCTGTAGCCGTTTATTTAAGGGTTATGTTCTTAAATCCAATAAATGGCTTGTTCACCACATTTTCCAAATCTTCTTTCATATCCGCAACCAGTTTTAGTACCTGTTCGCCTCTGTGCTTCAGCGCACCAATGCATACCTTTCGGCTTCCCATATATCATTTCATGTTCCTTGTCTTGCTCATAAGCTTCAAAATCGCAGTTACTACAATCAGAGCAACATAACAAGGCGCTATTGTCGGACTTGCTATTATCGTGCTCGCTCTTATTTAAGTGCGTGTTACTATCTTTTAACCATGTCATACTTTATCT